TCAACTCCCATCTTAACCAAATGTTCGTGTACTTTTTGACCCAACTCTGGATCTGTTTTTGTTTTATTATAACTCATAGATAACCTTCCTTTGTGATGGTTTGTGTTTTGAAATGTAAGCTACCGTTGTGTAGCTTACATATTTATTTATCACAGATTAAGCCTTAGCTTCTTTTCTTGCTGCTTTTTCAGCGGTAATTTCGTTACGGCGTGCCTTAACTGCTTTAGCTAGTTCACCCAATGCTTTACGGGCACGGGTTCCTGCTGCTGCATTACCTTTTTCAAACTTTTCATGTTCGGCTTCATATGCTGCCAATTGTGTTTTAATATCATTATGTGCGTTCATTTTTGTTTCCTTTATAAATTAACTTGCATCGCCCTGTGCGACCACATTTCCATCTTCATCTGTTAACTCCAATGGTCCTAGTAGAATGTATTCAGTGTCATCACAACTCCATCCTAATTCTTCCATACCCTCAAAGTAATTTTCATCCCATGCTTCCATGATTTTGTCTTGTTCTTCTTCGGTCATGTCTGCGGGCCAATCCCACTCTGCCCAACAACCGTCATCTAAGGTAACTAATTCCCAATCATAATCACTTTCATCAAGGTTATACTCATCTTCATTGACTACATCAATTTCAGGTTGTTCATCGCTTTCGCAATAAAATTCACCCCAACGATATCCTTCAGTACGAATTATAGTTTCCCCGTCTTTATACCAAAACTGTTTCTCAACAGCATTCTTTTTATGTTGTGTTTTTAATGTCCAAGTTGCCATGTTAATATTTACTTTCTCTAGTATGTTTACGATAGTCTACGCCCATTCGTAGCATATCATCGCCCTTGCCTTCTAATATATCACAAATTCTATCTATAGTGCTATCATTACGGTCACTTATCTTTCCCATGTTTTTATGAGGCTCTTGTAGAAGCCTACGTAACTTACCAATAGCATTATCAATGCTCCAAGGGATATACAAACGGTCAGGATCGTTAGCGAAAGTTTCAGGGAAGCTACGATAAGCAGGATAGAGAACATTGCATCCGAGAGCATCAGCCTCACTGACTGTGTTCGAAACCCAGTCCTGTAACGCACAGTTAAATACAACCCGACTATCATTAACAATGTTGTAGTATTCATTCTTTTCTAAATCCTGATAAACTTTAAGTTGCCCTATATTGACCATGTGATATGTGCGGTTCATATAACTTTCGCTATTTGATTTAAGTTTACCACCACTACATACACAGAATTCAACGTCAGAGTCTGGGTTTTCCACAAACCATTGTTCAATGAGGTCCATATAGAAATCAGGTTGTTTCTCTTGATCCCAACGTGCAGAAAATACTACACGATTCTTTCGTTCATTAAATGGCTTGATGCTTGCAACACGATTTTGTACTTCACTCTTACCAAATGCTAACCCACTGATATTGTAGATTGGAGCACGCCAACCTGCAATCTTCATATGCATTACCATTTCTTCATTAGTTGCTAGTACACCATCTACGAACGAATCAACCATCTTTTCATAATGCCCCATAAATTCTGACATATTCCAAACATGTACAAAATCATCAGGATCAATAGACTGGGCAAGACAGCGAACAAAAATACGAGGACGGTGCTCACTACTGATTTGATTGAGTATATAAGGTAGGCTCTCAATACCGGGTTGAAACATGTCCTCAAAGTAGATAACATCTTCATTGTTCAGTTCTCCTGCCTTCATCATTTTGATTAGATTCATTAGTTGACTCATACCGTAGTATGTACGACCGTGTGCATCTAACACTTGACCTGTTACAATAGCTTGGTCATTACTAAGTGTTTCCCCGGGCACTACAACATAGTTGATGCCTCTTTTATCAAACACACTAGTATTCCACTCTTGCAATTGCAGAGTGTACCTTGCTTTGTAGGGTTCAAGACCCATGTAATATAGTTTACGCATTATGGACGAGCGTTTTCTTGCCACTGATCTCTCGCACCTTTGCCAGTTGCGAATTTTCCATATTGACGATAGACATAACTACGTTGATCGTAGAGTTCTGCCTCGTTGTACTTATAACCAAAATCCACACAGAATGTTAGATATTTCTCTAGGTCCTCAAAGATTTGTTGAACACGTGGGTTTGATTGAAAAGTTTGTTTTGCCATTATATTTTCCTTTTAAATAGCGACTGATTGATAAGGTTGTGAATTTCTATACATGATTAGAGCACCATTTTCATCATCTTCTGAGACTCTGATAATGATGTTTCTATTTGGATACCGAGTTGCAATAACCTCATAAAGGTCATCACTAATCATTTCACAACTTTTGTAATTCAATTCTAAAATACTTTGAGAATATTGATTCTCTAGCCATCGTTTGAATTGAATAAACTCAATATCACGGTCGTTGTGAAATACTTCAATCGTCACCTCAAAGTGAAAGATGTGACGATGTGGAGTTCCTAAAAAGCTAACATCATACTCATCACCTGTTTTAAGTGACGGGTCTGTTGCTGCTGCTGGGTAGCAATGAATACCCTCTTTTTGAAATCGTACAAAAATTGTACGCATTGCTGCACTTTTGATTCTCTTGCGTTGCTCTACTAAAGCCATATCTCTTTGTTCCATTATCTATCATCCTCAAAACGAACACGTTCGTGATCTTCTTCCCATTGAAGTTTTGTATACTTCCTCAAGTCAAAGTATACATCATTTCTTTCAAACAGCATAGCTTTAAGGGCGTCTTTGTTAAAGTTTGCGTCCGATTCCGCTGCTAAGATTTTAATATCAAGGTCCTTAACCTTTTGTTGTAAAATATTAATTTGATTTCTATACATTTACTTCTCCTGAATATACTTCATTAAAAACTTTATTTAAAATTGGATCTATTGAATACAAAAAATTATTTAAGTTTTTCCATTGTTCAAAATGAATTAAGTTTAAATTGTAATCTGTAACAAATTTCCCGTTTACTATGTCATTGAATTCTATATTACTACATCTACTATCTTGCTCAAAACTCTCAACTACCAATCTAGCATTATGCTCCGGTAAATTATATTGTTGTTTTAACCCATAGCACATTCTAATATATCTAAATAATTTACTTTCAGTTCTTTCCGTTGTTATACTTATAACTTTATTGAATTGAGAAAAATAATTATCAGGAATGCAGCTAGGATGACAATGCGTACCCACATAAAAATTTGACAAATCTTTACCTATTTCTAAATATATAGGATGTTTTTTGTTATTAAAAATGTTTAATTGTTTGTCCCAAAATTCTTTATCAAATGTTCTAAAAACTTTACCATTATCACCATTCTTTAATAAATGATGTGCTAGATTGTGTTTTAATTGTATGCCTTCAAATTGATTTACTGTATTATTGAGTAAATCACAAACTAATCCTCCGGCAGTAAAATTTGAAAAACAAACTAAATTCATTCTAAAACCAATGACATAGCTTCATCGCTATCTTCTATTTCTTCAATTGGTTCTTCATCTACTGTAAACAATTCACCAAACATGGTCATAGCATTAACTGTTTTCTTACCGCTAATACCCTGACTACCTGATTGGAATTGTTTCCAATAGCTAGAATGATAATCTATCAAGTCTAATGATTCCTGTTTAGTTTTCTTACTAAAGATTTCATCAACAATATTACTAAAGAAATTATCACCCTCAAACTTGTGTACCAACATCTTTGGAACTACGCCCGTTTCATATTGACGATTAGCTTCTTGTACTGCATTCATATGCATCCAAACATTATGACTTTGCAATAGTGTATAACTTAATGTGTCCCAACTTGTTTTAGTTTCTTTACCATGTTGTCCTAAGAATCCAACACCTCGATAGCACAAGTCTTTCATAACTAATGTATCAGTTACGGGGCTATCTTTAAATGATTTATGTATCCCATCAGCTAACACAGCATCACGATACTTACGCATATCAGTAGCATAACTTTTCTTTTCAGCAGTCTTTTCCATTTGATAAGACCATTTCTTATTATGCTCAATAGTTGTATTGAAATATGCAAGACCTTTAGCAGCACTAAAGAATGGACTAGCACAGTCAAATGTAATCTGTAGCTTAGGGTTGTGATACTTACGAATAGCTTTTTGAATATCTGTAAACAATACAGCATACTCTAAGATACTTGTACCCAAGCAATGAATTAAGTCATGCTTGCCTTCTTGTAACAAACCATCGTGGATAATACCAACAAGTCTACGCAATGTCAAATGAATGTCAATCTTGTTTTGTCCACCGAATGCCCAACCATTAAAATGATTGTCTGGATATATGGTTGTATCACAGTACTTTTTCATCTCCTCATACCAGCTATCACTTTGAGTATGATTACGACCCTGCAACACATTTAAAAACTTGCATTTCCCTGAGCGATTGTTTATAAAGTATTCGTTGTTAATGTGTGTCGCTGATATCGCTTCTTCAATAGTACTAATACCATGTAGGCTATTACCATTCTTATCTTTCATTCCAAAGGTTGTTAATGATTGTGACGGAATATCTAAACACATGCCATAGTCCATGTATGTGTCCATCCATGTTAATACTGCTTTGCGTTTCTTCATAGCACGAGGACAGTTAGGATCCTTCCAGTCTGCGGGCCATTGACCTTTAAGAATCTGAAAGCCACCACTGTCACCCAACATGAATGTACCCTCTTCACGTTCACGTATGATTGATTCACTTGGATCGTTAACTGTTGTATCTAAGTTAGCATGACCAGCAGAGTATAGTCCCCACTTGTAATAGTAAAGACCTTCACTGCTGTTAAGAAAGTTTAGTTTCTCTACGTCACCCTTAAAACTTGCAGGGATTCGTGCTTGATCAAAGTATGGCTCACCTTTGCGTTGCTTACCTAAGCCGCTAATATAAAAACTACTTACTGCGGGCAAGAACAATGCCCACTCTGGGTTATGTTTTGCTGATAGATTATCTTGTTTCAATTGAAACTTCTTTCTTAATCAAATTCATGACCATTTGTATTTGGTCTTCTTTTTCTTTTATTTGCTCAAGTAAATCTTTGATAGTGGGATTAGTCGCGGCTAAGAAATCACGTTCCATTTCTTCATCACGCTTTTTTCTAGCCCAATCAAGTAATGATTCTGCATCAGAAGATAAACCTACTGTTGCATAGCTAGTATTCATAACTATCCAAGTTTGCCCATCAAACACTTGCAGGTCACTACCACTGATACGTAGCATCCCTTGAATGGGATTGTTTAAGTTTTGATTGACATAGGGAACACTAGTGTTCCCACCAGAAACAACTGTGTACTTGCTACCGGAAGCTAGACCCTTGATCATTTCTTGTTTGCTGGCAATAAGTAAACATATGTTGCGATACCACTATCAACTGTGATTTCAGTCGCACCTTGTTCGCTAATCTTAACTTTCTTGTCGCCAACTAAATCCATGATACTCAAAAATTCTTTAACGGGCCACTTGTGGGTACCAGCTAGTGTACCAGACACTGGAGTGTTGAATACAAAGTTACCACTGTGAGTTGATGCATCACCAAAGTAAATCTTCAAGTCATTGCCATCAGTTTTGAACACGAAATGTTCTTCTTCACTATTAGCTTGTGATTGCTTTTTCAATCGTTGAATACCAGCAACTGTAGGTTCGAATTCAACATTCCACTTTGCACCCTTAAATGATACTGATTTAACTTTTTCATCAACTACGCTTTTAAGCATAAGACGATAGTCATTCACAAAGTCGCCGTTCTTTGTTTCAAAGTGAATAGTAGATGGAACATCTACACCATCACGCTGAGTACGAATAACATTGATTTTAGCATCTTTGTCGTATTCATCGAATCCAATGATTGTCTTAAGTTTGCTCAAGTTAGGCATACCAAACACGCCTATAAAATCACTAATGGGGTCTTTGAATGTAGCACTAATGATAACATTCTTGTTTTCAGCTACAGCATTGATATTAGTTTCTTTGTCAGTACCAGTAACTTTAACTAGTTCAATAGTGCCAAGACCATATGTATGGTCAATTAAGTCTTTTAAATAATCTTTCATTTTGTTTCCTTTGTTTAAAATATTTAGGAGTTCCTATCATGCATTATAGTGGAATATATTGCATTAGTCAACACCAGTTTAACCGAATGTGAATAAATCATCAAATGTTGAGTTAACATCAGTATTGCTTCTGATATCCCAATCCAATACACCGAGTAAGTTGTCAATCTTTTCATCCACTAATGTTGATTCCATTAGTAAATCATCAAATGGTAATTCTTTGAACCAAACTGGCAATCTCAATTCATCAACTGGATATGCGATACTAGTGAAGCCCAATGCATTGTCTTTGAGTTTACATACAACAATCTTCATACCATCTACAATCTTTTGACTGTAGTTGTCACCATATACTCTGCGTAGATAGTTCCAGTTAATTGCTGCCCTTGCATGACCAACACCACACTTACCAGACTTCTCAAACTCAATCGTATGCTTAGTTAAATTGTTAACACTCTTAGGACTACCTTTAGTCCAACTATCCTGCTCAGACAATTTGTTTTTGAATTCTTTGATGCGTTCAATTACATCGTCACGACCTTTACCTTGTTGGATAACCATCTGTAGTACATCCATCAAGAATTCTTGTATGTACTTTGGAGTATCGGCGCGCTTCAAGTCAAGACCCATAGCTTTGATATCACCTAACTTACCGTTTACATCTTTACGCTTGCCTTCTTTATCAAAGATATTGATAGCATAGCGTTTCTTTGTGATAAAGATAGCACGATCACCAATCAATTCACGACCAGCTTTAATAATTTCACCGTTCTTTCTTGGCGCATGAAATGCTTTCTCCATGAATGCTGGAAAACTTTCATTCGCTTGATCAGCAATACTATCATACAACTCAATACAAAACTCTTTGTTCCACTCCAGCCCTTCATCTGCTATTTGCGAATAGAGAATAGGATATGCAGTAAAATAACATGAGTCAGTATCGCCATATACAATAGCTAGACCATCGTGTTCATATTTACCCGCAATTGTTTCATTGATAGTACTCATCATATGTTTAACAATCTGACGACCACTTAATGTAACACTTTGGCCTATACGCTTATCATAGAATCTGCAATGTTCATTCAACAATGCACCATACGCTGAATTCAACAAAATCTTACGAACAAGTTGACGCTTGTCCCAGTATTCACGATCCTCTTGTGTTGTAGCTTCTTTAAGTTTCTTCTGCATCACTTTACGATCACTATACCAGCGAGACAATAGTCCAGGTACTACACCCTCTTTCTCATATGTAAAGATTGTGCCATTAGCAGATAACATCCATGGGCGATTGCTATCAAATATCATCTTCCATATTTCAGCAGCACTATATTCCTCACTACGACCATCTTCGTAATCTAGTGTAAGCATTACTCCGCGGTCTTGGTTCATAATAGCGGTGTACTCTAATACACCAAACAAGTTTTCCCATAGAATAGCACCAGTAACATCATCGTCACCTTCTTTGAAACGCTTCTTAAGACTAGCAAGTTGCTTTGAGTAATAATAGTAAATAACCTAAGTTCGTGCCATTGAATAATCCCCCTCCTAATAGTCCAGGTTTTAACCAGAAATTCTGGAAGATTTCTAGATAGGAATTGCCTAGATAACTATAGCGAGAAAGATGTCGATTAATGGATTCAGGATTATGGGTAAAAAAAGGAATAATCACTTTACTGGCAATTACAAACCAACTACTACCTAGAATAAAGGCGATCGCGCCATAGAGATAATTTTTGTCTAACCAAAGCCAAATTCCTAAACTCGCAACCGTTAGCCCTAAAATACCTTTGCAACTACAAATAATTAATAACGCGATTATAAAACCGATTAAAGAGCGTTTTTTCGCAGCAAAAATTGCCCAGAGTAGGGCCGGTAGGGCTATGACATCAGGATGAAAGTCAAAAAGGTTAAGGTTA